CCGAACCATTGGGAATCATCAGTTCGTTGCTCGCGCTCAAGAGCTTCACACAAAATTTGTTCACTTCTTCCTATTAGTCTTTACTTTCACACGACGCGCTGGATTGCGGCGTACGGGTGTTGTTGGCTGTTTCACCATTCTTGCTTGGCTCATCTGGCCTAGTTTCTTGTTCGCCATGCTTACAATCTTGTCGCCAGCAGCCATAAGAGCTGCCTGGCCAACTTGTCTAACGACAGGGTAAGCATATGAGGCGACCGCCCGAACAGCTTGAGCAACAGCGGAGCCAATTAAGCCTAGATGTACTGGGTTCTCAAAGAAAACGCCCAGTTGCACCAGAGCCATTTGCGCCGCGTGATAAGTCTCAAGCTGACAAGTGGAGAAGCCAAGCGGAAACAGAACAGAGGTAGAGCGAAATTCGATATGTCTATCAGCAGTGATAGCGAGTGTGGAGTCGGAAGAGCCGATGTCTGTGAAAACGATCATGTTGAAGTAATTCAACTTATCGAGATCAAAAATTCCGGGGTTCATAATCCGACCGACCCAAACAGGCGTCACTGTGTTGTAAGAATGCTCCAAAATATCTCTGTACTGCTCTGAGCCAGAATCTGGTAATGTGAAGGTGTAAAGACCGTTTTCCATAGGACCAAAATATCGGTCCTTTGGATAAACACGGTCTATGGCCTTGTCATAACCACCAAAATGCAACGGATTGATTATTTCCGAGTTAACACGAGCTGCTTTCACTGTACCCTCTTTGTTCAGTACCGCAGTGACGTTGCTAAACAAAGCGCCGACTGCTGTCGCACGAACAGACTTCCAGGGTATGGTTGTAGTGGCTGCCTCGACTGGTCTAGTAACCGGGAAGAGGACAGGACGACACTGAGTAGTGATCAACGGTGAAATAACACCAGTAGGATTCACTGTGTCATCCGTTGTGATGCCGTAGCATGAGCTTGTGACAATGGTGGTCAAGGAGGTTGACACCTCAACAGCAGTAATGCGGAACCCAATGGTGCCGACTGGCAGCACGAATGCCACCCCAGCACTCTGGGCACTTACATCCAAACCAGTGGTGTAGACGTGTTGCATCACATTGCTGTTCACATCCAGAACTGCGAGAGTGATTACTGACTCGACAGCACCCGGCGCGACATTAAATCGGATGTTGATTCCGAAAATATCAGTCACGTTGTAAAAGTAAAGTTGGCCATCGTACTTTAAAATAGGCATGGAGTAATCGTTGACCGAAGTGAAAGTGTTGGAGCCAGTGTAGAAGTTGCTCAATGGGCCAACCGGCAGTGAAACATAAGTACCCATAAGGATATCAATGTTATCACCGCCGCCAGAGATCATCGAATAGAATGACCAGCCCACGCTGAGAACCGGCTGCTTAACCCATACTGGGTAGGCCGGGTCCCTGCAAACCATAGCTTCCAAGGTGCCAGATGTTAGCACCGTGGCGGTGTTAGTGTCGGTAAATGACAAAACACCGGTGCGCTCGAGAGCTGGAAAC